TGCACGCGCAGATTTTTTTCTTCCAAAAGGAGGTTCTTGTGAAAATTGCGATGCGGCCTCTCGAGCAGCTGGTGCCGTATGCGCGCAACGCCCGCGCCCATTCCGACGCGCAGATCGCGCAGATCGCGGCGGCAATTTCCGAGTTTGGCTTCACCAATCCGGTGCTTGCCGATGAGCGTGGGATCATCGCTGGTCATGGTCGGGTTCTCGCCGCTCGCCAGCTGTTCGCCGCCGGTCACCAGCTGGTTATGGTTGGTGGGGAGGCGATCCCGGCCGGCGAGATTCCGGTGATCGACTGCACGGGCTGGTCGGAAGCCCAGCGCAAGGCTTACATCATCGCCGATAACCGGCTGGCCGAACTCGCCGGCTGGGACAAGGAACTGCTCGCCATCGAACTCGGCGAACTGGTCGAGTTGGGCTTCGACATAGGCCTCGCCGGATTCAGCGACGAAGAGCTCGCCGCGCTGCTTGCCAGCGGCAATTCCGGGCTGACCGATCCCGACGACGTTCCTGATGTGCCGACCATTCCGGTGTCCCAGCCCGGCGATGTCTGGATCCTTGGCAATCATCGGCTGGCCTGCGGCAGCGCCACCGAAGCCGAGACCGTCGCGCTGGCGCTCGGAAATGTGAAGCCGCACCTGATGGTCACCGATCCGCCCTACGGCACGAACTATGATCCCAAATGGCGCGTCAAGGCCGGCGTGAACATGAAAACGGCGGCCAAGGGCGTGGTTTTGAACGACGATCAGGCCGACTGGCGCGAAGCCTGGGCGCTGTTTCCTGGCGATGTCGCCTATGTTTGGCATTCGGGCATCTACTCGGTGCCCTCGGCCGAGAGCCTCATCTCCGCCGGCTTCGCGCTGCGCGCGCAGATCATCTGGAACAAGAGCCGGATGGTCATCGGCCGCGGCGACTACCATTGGCAGCACGAGCCCTGCTGGTATGTCGTGCGCGAAAAGCGCAAGGGCCACTGGGTCGGCGGGCGCAAGCAGACGACGATCTGGGACATCGACAAGCCGGTGAAAAGCGAGACCGACCATTCGACGCAGAAGCCCGTCGAATGCATGCGCCGCCCGATCGAAAACAATTCCTCGCTGGGCCAGGCCATCTACGATCCATTTGTCGGCTCGGGCACGACGATCATCGCCGCCGAGATGACAGGGCGCGCCTGCCACGCGATCGAACTCAATCCCGGCTATGTCGATGTCTCGGTCATGCGCTGGGAGGCCTTCACCGGCCAGGACGCGACGCTCGAGGGCGAGGACCGGATCTTCAAGGCGGTCGCCGCCGAGCGCGACGAGGTGGCAGCGTGACGCGCGACACCCGAACCACGCTGGAGGTCGGCGTCATCATCACCCTTGGCTATCTGCTGCCTGCCTTCGCCGTCTTGTCATTGATCGACTATCTGATGAGGGGCCAGCCATGAGCCGGCCGCGGTACAAACCCGACGAGCGTGACCGCAAGGAGGTCGAGACCATGTCCGGCCTGGGCCTGTCGCACGAGCACATCGCCGCGATCAAGGGCATCAGCCGACCGACGCTCTATCGCTATTTCAAGGCGGAGCTCGCGCTCGGCAACGCCCGCGCGGTGCTGCGCGTCAGCCAATCGCTCTACGGCCTGGCCACCCGGCAGAACGCCAGCGCCGCGGCCTGCATCTTTTTCCTGAAAACCCAGGGCGGCGAGAACTGGCGCGAGAAGCCCGCGACGCTCGGTAAGAAGGAGGAGGCCGAGCTCGCCGCGCGCGATGCCGAGGCGGGCACCGGCTGGGCTGGACTGCTGCAGCCGGGATCGTTGCAGTGACGGTTGATGTGGCGATCCGCCTGCCCCGATTGGGAGGACCGGATCCGGCAGGGCCAGTCGCTGTTACCAAATCTGCCATGGATTGAATCCGAGGCCGCGCGCGCGCTGGCCATCTTCGGACGCCTTCGCCTGCCCGACGTGCCTGGCCGACCGCTGCTGCGCGATGCCGCCGGGCCCTGGATGCGCGACACGGTACGCGCGGTGTTTGGCAGTTTCGATCCGGCGGCGCGCCAGCGCGCGCTCCGCGAGTTTTTCGTCCTGGTCCCGAAGAAGAACTCCAAGACCACCGGCGGCGCCGCGATCATGCTGACCGCGATGTTCATGTCGCGCCGCCCGCGCGCCGAGTTCACATTGATCGCGCCGACGATCGAGGTCGCCAAGCTCGCGTTCGAACAGGCGGTCGGCATGGTCGAGGCCGACCCGGTGCTGGCGGCCAAATGCCGGATTCGCGACCACGTGCGCGAGATCCGCTATCGCCCGACCCAGACCTTTCTCAAGGTCAAGTCGTTCGATCCGCGCACGGTGACCGGCGGCAAGCCAGCCGGCGTGCTGCTCGATGAGATCCACGTCATCGCCGAGGACCACAACGCGGATCGCGTCATCGGCCAGTTGAGAGGCGGCCTGATCTCGCAGCCCGAGGCGTTTCTGCTGATGACCACGACGCAGAGCGAACGTCCGCCATCGGGCGTATTTCGGGCCGAGCTCATGAAGGCGCGCGCGGTGCGCGACGGCAAGCTGATCGCGCCGGTGCTGCCGCTGCTCTACGAATTTCCCAAGGGCATCGACTGGCGCGATGCGAGCGCCTGGTGGATGGTCAATCCCAACAACGGCTTCTCGGTGCATGTCGATCGGCTGGTGCCCGACTACGAGGCCGCGGATCTCGCCGGCATCGAGGAACTCCGGCGCTGGGCCAGCCAGCATCTCAACGTCGAGGTGGGCCTGGCGCTGCAGAGCGACTACTGGAGCGGCGCGCTATTCTGGGAGCAGCAGGGTGCGTTCGGCGGCCTGAGCCTCGAGCAGCTGCTCGAGCGCTGCGACCTGGTCGAGATCGGCATCGATGGCGGCGGCCTCGACGACATGCTGGGCCTGGCCGTGCTCGGCCGCGAGGTCGAGACCGGCGACTGGCTGCTCTGGTCGCGGGCATGGGTCCACCCGATCGGCCTCGAGCGGCGCAAGGGCGAGGCGCCGCGCTATCGCGATCTCGCCGAGCAGGGCGATCTCGGCATCGTCGAGGTGATGGGCGCCGATCTCGAGGAGGTCACCGCGATCTGCCAGATGGTCGAGGCCAGCGGCAAGCTCGACAAGATCGGCGTGGATCCGGTCGGCATTGCCAGCGTGCTCGACGCGCTGGCCGCGGTCGGCATCGTCGGCGAGCGCGTGGTCGGCATCCCGCAGGGCTGGCGCTTGTCCGGCGCGATCAAGACGGTCGAGCGGCGCCTGGCCGATGGCGCATTCTGGCACGGCGGCACATCGCTGATGGCGTGGTGCGTGGGCAATGCGCGCGTCGAGCCGGCCGGCAACGCGGTCAAGATCACCAAGCAGGCATCGGGCGTGGGCAAGATCGACCCGGTGGTGGCGATGTTCATGGCCGCGGCGCTGATGAGCGCGAACCCCCAGCCCCGGCTTTCAGTCGCCGAATGGATTGGCTAGAAAGAGGACATTACGCCCTCTTTTTGACTTGCTAGAGAGGACACCATGTCCTATCAGGGCTTCACGCAGCGGGCACTTCCGCCCTTCCCCCGAAAGGAGACTGCCCATGTTCTCTCCGAACATCCACGCCGCTTTTGCCTACGCCACCCCGGCGGCCTGCCAGGGACTGATCGCCGAGGGCATCACCTTCACCGTCGCGGTGGAAAACCAGGCCGGCGAGTGGTTTCTGCTCCACGCCGACGATGAGGCCCACGCGCGCACGCTGGCCCAGACCTGGGTCGACACCCTGGGCGCGCGCGGCGCCTCGACCTGGGCGCTCACCGCCAAGGGCCCGGCGCGCAAGCCGAGCTTCACCTACTTCGAAACTCTGGACGAGGAGGCCTGAGCGATGGCTCTCGTAACTGTCAACACCCGCAAGTATTTCATCGATGCCGACGAGGTTCGCATCGAGAAGGTCAGTAACGGTCGCTACGCGGTCAGCTACGAGCCAGGCGGCCACAGCTTCATTGTCGTTGGCGGCGTGGAAAGCGGTGGCGCGGCACACGAATGGTACTGCCATCACCCACTGTTCTTTGGCGATGCCTGGTTAGCAACCAAGAGCATGATCGCCGCAATTCGCCAGGGCGTGCAATGGTAGAAAATCGGACACGGTGTCCTCTTTTTGACTTGTCAGAAAGGACACTATGTCCTATCCCGGTTTCACCGAACGGGGCGCCGCCCGACGCAAAAGGAACCGAACGATGACCAACCTCGATTACGCTCTCGCCGCTCTCACCGCCGCCCAGGATGCTTTCGACGCCATCGCATCCGAGCACACGCTTGCGCTGGCCGCTTGCAAGCGCTCGAAGAGCAAGGCGAACATCGCGCGCCTCGCCGCTGCCCAGGAAGCCTTCGACGCCGGGCTCGACGAGATTGCCGGCTTCCACGATGCGGTCGAAACCGCCGAGGTGCTGGACGACGCCCTCGAGGCCGGCGCCGCCAAGGCCGCAGCCGACTACGCGCAGCCCTCTTTCGCTTTCTGACCAGGCGGGGCCAAGCGCCCCGCGCAACACCCAGGGGAATCCAACATGACCGATTTTCACACCCGCGCCCGTGCGCTGATTTCGACTGCCCGCCGCTGCCCCGAAAAGAACTGGTCGCCGACCCGGATCGCGGTGCTCAACGTGTTCGACGGCTTCCCCGAGCGCGCCTTCCCGATCGACCGGATCGAGGCGATTGCCGAGGCGCTCGAGCAGTTCAAGCCCGTCGACACCCAGCGCGAGCTGCTCAAGCTGCTCCGCGAGAAGGTGCTGCGCAGCCGCCGCCAGGGCCGCGTTCGCCTCTACGAGGTCAATGCTTGAGCGGAAAAGAAATCGGACATGGCGCCCTCTTTTTGACTTGCTAGAGAGGACACCATGTCCTATTCCGGTGTCACCGAACGGGGCACCGCCCCAACCGAAACCGGAGACTTTGCAATGACATACTTCGTTACCGCCCTCACCAACGACCGCGCCCGCCTGATCGTCAAGGAAATGCGCGTCAGCGACAAGATGACCGCCGAGGTCGTCGCCGGCATGTGGGCCGCCGAAGGCTACATCATCTTCCGCCGCGAAGAAGGCTGATCGGCCCGGTGCCCGCCGCCCCAATCCACGCACCGAGGAATTTTCAAGATGAAGACCACCGACACGCTCCAGCTGCTCGCCGCTCTCGGCACCCTGAACTTCCGCGCGATCAAGCCGACCGATTACTTTGACGCCAGCGTCGACGCGCAGATCTGCGACGAGGGCACCGAGGCGCTCGCCGCGCCGGTCGCGGCGATCCTGGGCGATGGGCCGCTGCCCGACGACGCGGTGCTCGCGATTGTCGACGGCGGTCGCATCGAGTTCCACGGTGTCGGCGACGACGGCGACCCCTTCTGCCTGGCCCTCGAGATCGACCGCCTGATCTGAGCCACCATTCCCCACTGCCAAAACTGCCAAAACTGGAGACCCACCATGACCATTTCCGACATCACCACCGCCGACTCCACCGAGGCCCCGGCTTCCGAGACCACCGCCGCCGACCCGGTCGCGCTGCCCCGGCTCAAGGGCGACAAGGCGAAGCCCAAGAAGCGCATGGCCCGCGCGTCCGGCCTCTCGGTCCTGGCCGCGGTCGGCGCCGGCGATCTCGACGCCCCGGCGAAGGCGATCCGCGCGAAGCGGGCGAAGGCGCCGGCCGAGGCGCCGCGCGCGAACAAGGGCGCCGCGGTGCTCGCGCTGCTCGAGCGCCCCGAAGGAGCGAGCCGCGCCGAGCTCGAGGAATTTACCGGCTGGCAACCGCACACGCTGCGCGCCTTCCTTTCGGGCCTGCGTAAGAAGGGACTAAACGTCGCGCGCGAGGAGATCTATCCCGGCGCCTCGGTCTACCGCATCGCGCCGGCCGATTGAGCCGGCCTCACGATCGAGGAAAAGAGGGCTTCGCGCCCTCTTTTTTGCTTGTCCAACCGGACATAATGTCCTATCCCGGTTTCACCGAAGGGGATGGCCCCGCCGGCAAAAAGGAGTTTCCCAGATGCCCGCCACGACTTGGATGATCCAGGCGATCCAAGGCCGCAACGGCCGCTTCGAGGATTTCTATGTCGAAGCCAAGAGCGAGGCCGAGGCCCTGCGCAAGGCCCGCCCGCTCGCCAAGGCCGCTGGCTTCGACCTCGCCTGGACGCGCTTCGTAGCCTGATCCCCCGCCCTATCCGCCAGGAGCTACCCGATGCCATACCGATTCGACAGCCATGTAATCGCTTTCCGCCGCTGGCAGCGCGAGCAAGCCAAGCGCCGCTATCCGCTCACTTTTAAGTAAGACCGAAATCATGACCTTCATGACCCCAACCGCCGTCCGCGATCTGCGTCGCGAGCTCGGCCTCACCCAGAAGGGCCTGGCGCTGCTGTTGCGGCTTGGCGATCCGCGCACGGTGCGCCGCTGGGAAAGCGGCGATGTCGCCTTGACCGGGCCCGCTTCGCTGCTGCTCGAGCTGCTCGCCATGGGGCGCATCCCGAAAACGATGATCCGCGCGGCCAGCAAGGAAAGTTGACCTTTGGGCAATCCTGGCGCAGCCTCCCGGTCGACCAGGGGGGTGCGCCATGCTCGCCAATCCAACACGCAATCTGCGCTCCTTCCGCAAGCAGCACGGGCTGCAGGCGAAGGAGGTCGCCTATATCCTCGGCTATTCGCGCAGCTACATTTCGCGCTGCGAAACCGGCTCTCGCCAACTCTCGCCCAATGCCTGGAAGGCGCTCGAGGCGCACGTCGCCGGTTTCGGGACCGGCCATGGCTGACCGGCGCGATCCCTATTACGAGAGCGCCCCCGAGATCCGCGCGGCGATCGAACGCCTGGCCGCCCAGCACGCCGAGCGGCTCGACCGCTGGCTGCGCGAACTGGAGGCGGTCGGCGCCGATAGCAACGAGGTGCTCTCGCTGCTCTCGCAGATCGCGGCGCTCACCGTCGATCGCGCGATGGACCGGATGATCGCGCGCGCGGTCGAGCTTGGTTATGGCCGCAGAGCCGAGACGGCCGAAGCCGGCCAGGCGCTCGCACGGCAATTTCTCGAGGACGTGCTGCTGCGCGCGAGCCTGCTGCCGACAAGGAAACCCAGCGATGGATGAGGCCGAGTTCCTGCAATGGGTGCACGAGCATATCGCGGCCTGCACCAGCGCCGGCGCGCTCGGCCTCGCCGGCTATGCCTGGACGCAGGGCGCGGACGATCAGACCGCCATCTTTGCGCTCGATCTCGAGCCGCCCCAGGCCTGGGCGACATTCATGGCCGAGGCGAGCAAGCCCGAAGTCCGGCGCGGCGCCTTCGCCCTCGATCGCTATGGCCGCCCGCATCAGGGCACGACGCTGGGCGATCTCGTCGCGGGGATCTACGTCGACAAGACCGGGGATCCCAGCTGGCGCATTTCGCCGTTCGTCGTCGAATATACGGCGAAGCCCGAGCCGCGCGTGCTTTGGTTCAATTGGGCAAACGAATTTTGGAACGCCGCGATCCGGCTCGAGATGGCCTCGGTGCTCAACACCGTCCGCACCGGCGGCGATTTCAGCGGCTTCCGCAATGTCACGATCGATCCGGGCGGACGCATGCGCGACCTCGAGCCGGGTCCATCAAAGGAAACCTCATGAGCGACAAACCTGAACTCACCGAGCGCGAGCAGCGCCTGGGCACTGCGCTCGCCGAGATTGCCGCCCGCGCGTCGATCGAATTGGAAAGCCCCGTCTCGCCCGCCGCCCTGCTCGAGCGCGGCCGGATCCTCGCTTTCCTGCAATCGACGCTGATGGCGCAGGCTGGCGAAGAAAGCCCGGTCATGATCGAGTTCGTCGGCCCCAAGGAACCCGACGAGAAAACGCGGCGGCTGATCTGCCAGGTCACCACTTCGGTGATCATGGGCCTGATCGAGGCGATCGAGCACGGCGCGCAGGACGAAATGCAAGTCAAGCTCGTGCGCGCCGAAGGACCGGCGACCCGGCAATGAACTTGTCCGACAACATCGCCGACGCGATCGCCCACCACGGGCAATTCCTGATGGGCGTATTTCCGACCAAGAGCGATCCCGGCCTGCCGTTCATCTATACGATCGGCAATGCCTTGCTCGGCTTGCCCGAACTGCTGCTAATCGGGCCGTTTCCCCCTGAAACGACGGGCGGGATCCTCAACCAGCTGGGCGAGGCGATGCGCGAGAGCTGCCAGCCCCCGGCCGACGAGGTCTCGGTCGGCGGCGCCTTCCCGGTGCGCTGCCGTTGGGCCGGTCTCGGCGCGCGGCTCGAATATACGCTGCAGGCGGGCCGCTGGCTGGGCCATGACGAGTATGCGGTGCGCCAGGTGCTGTTCTGCGATCGCGCCGGGATCTTCCCCGGCGAGCCCGGCATCGAACCCATCTTCGACGTGCCGCTGCCATGACCGATCCCGACCACGGCCCGATCGAACGCGATCAACGCATCATGATGAACGCCATCGCCGAGGCGCTCGACAAGATGTTTAACCGCGAGACCGAGCCCAAGGCAGTCGCCTTCGTGCTGCTCACCGCGCATTTCGGCGACTACGAGGGCGGGCGCGTCAACTACATCTCCAACGGCGATCGCGCCGACATCGTCGCGATGCTCAAGGAGCTGCTCGGCCGCTTCGAGCGTCAGGAGGATCTCAAGTGACGAGCGATCACGGCCCCGATCCCGGCGCCATGGATGGCCGCGCGATCGCGCAGAAGCTCAACGAGCTCTCGCATGATCCGACCGTTTCCGAGGCGATGATCTGGATCTGGGTCGGCATCGCGAGCGCGCGGCTGCTCGAATACCAGCGCCGCCTCGAGGACGCCGGGCTGCTGCCATGACCGACCACTTCGATATTCGCGACCTGGTGCCGGGCGGATTGCTGCCGACCGATCATGTTCATGTCAGGACCAATGACGGGACGTGTTCGCGCTGTCGCCGCGCGTGCGACGACGACGACGACGTTCCGCTGATGATCTGGATCGGCGACGGCCATCGCATGCTGATTTTTTGCCGTGCTTGTTTGGGGAAGCAATCCGATGCCGCTTGAAACCGACCTGCCCGATCCGGCGATGCCCTATTTCATGATGTCGGACGACCAGCTGCTGCTCGAGTTCTATCGCCGCCACGATTTCGCGCTGAACAAGCTGCTCGAGCGTTGGCAGGGCCTCGGCCGCGCCTGGGCGACGTTGCCTGCGGCCATGGGCGGAACCGGCTGGCTCGCCGCGCTCTCCTTTGCCCACCTGATGCCCGAGGCGACGGCCTGGTGGCTGGGCGGGGCATTGGCGTTCGTCGGCCTCGCGCTCGGCAGCTGGCGGCTCCACCGGATCGAGCGAATCCCGCTGGCCGAGCTGCAGGCCTATGCTGCGCCGGTCATGGCCGAGCTGCAGCGGCGGCAGGCGCTCGCCGGCGACGAGCATGGTCCGGTGCACTGATGGCGCGCGGCGGCTTCCAGCCCGGCAACTATTCCGTGAAGTTCATGGAGTGCATGGCCGAGCTCGAGGCGCACGACATGCCCAGGAAGATGCCGCAGACCTTTGCGAATGTGCGCTGGCTGATCGAGAAGATGAAGACCGCGCAGCATTTCCAGCTGCCCGACGAGGGCAAGCTGCTCGAGCTCGACAACATGCCCGACTTCATGCCGCTGCTGCTGCACCCGCCGTTTCCGGTGACCGTGCTCGAATATGCCGTGCATCGCGAACCCAAGGTCCGCGACTTCTATTCCGTGGTCGAATCGACGCGACGCATCGCGCTCGCGATCGATGCCGCCGAGGGCTTCCCGCCGCACCTGATCACCAAGGAGCAGAGTGATCTGCTCGGCGAAGGCGTCGCGGTTTTCCCGATCTGCTATGTCGACAAGATCAAGCGTTGGGTGCCGCCGCAGGCGATGATGTTCTACAACTACGATCAGGCGGTCGGCACGATCAGCCTCGAGCAGTACGATCGCGTCGAGCGCAAGGTCGGTTACAGCTGGGACGAGGTGCGCGGGCAGCGCACGCTGACCGCCAGGCTCGCCGTGCTCTCGCCCGAGATGGCCACGAGCTATGCCGGCGGCTTCGCCGAATATTTGAGCGGCATCGCCGAGGACGCGCGCGACGAGGTCCGCACCTACATGAATTTCTGCGTCGCGCTCGGCTGCAGCAACGTGACGACCGAGCGGATCCCGGCGGCGCCCGGCCTCAACCGCATGCGCGCGCGGGCCAGGAAGCACCCGCTGTTCGACTACCATGTCCTGGCGCTGCGCGGCGGCGACGAGCACGGCGCCGGTGATGGGGGCGGCGGCGCGGCTGGCAGCGGGCGCTCGGTGCGCCCGCATCTGCGGCGCGGCCATATCCGCCGGCTGGCGAGCGGCAAGATTGTCTGGATCAACGCGACGCTCGTGCATGGCAGCGCCGCTGGCTTTGTTGCCAAGGACTATCGGCTGGATCCCGACGATGCCTGATCTGACGACGCTCAAGCTGCCGCGGCTTCGCCAGGTGGTCGAGGGCCTGCACCCGGCGGCCGATGGCGCGGGCCTGTGTTTCCACCGCGCCGCCGCGCTCGTGCTCGACATGCGCTGGGCGTTTTTCTGCGTTGGCACGCTGCGCGCCGCGAGCGAGCAGGAGGCCGAGCTCAACCCGCGCTACTCGCCGGTGCCGTTCCTCCACGCTTGGGTCGAGCAGGGCCCGGTGGTCTGGGCGCCGACGCTGCTCGAGGCGCACGGCGGCGAGCTGCTGCCGATCGACCGCGATGCCTACTATCAGGCGAACGACGCGCGCGACGTCTATCGCATGGGGCGCGCCGAGCTCGTCAAACTCGATCGCCGGCACGGCTGGTCGCGGCGGCTGGTGTTCGGCCAGCGCAAGCGCGGCGAGCTGTCGCTGGGCGCGGTGCTGCTCGCGGCGCTCGGCGTGCCCCATGTCCTTATCGACGGCGCGGTGCTGCCCCCACCCAGCCCCCTATCTGCCCCCACGCCAGATGAGGAGATCTCGTGATGTACGGTCCCTATTTTGTCCACGGCAAGCATGAGCAGACGCTGCGCCAGGGCCTGCGCGAAGCGCTGCCGCCGCACCCGGCCAACGCCGAGGTCATCGACCTCGCGATCCAGGCCGCGAAGAATGCCGACCGCGCCTTTTTCGAGACGCTCGAGCTCGCCTCGAACATTGACGTCGCGCGGCTGCTGCTGCCCGTGGCGATCTCGGTCGCGCGCGCGGTGTTCGACAATCTGCTCGACGGGGCCATCGATTTCGCGCGCGAGCAGGGCGAGAACATCCATGTCACCCAGGCGCGGCTATGACCATTCCACGATTCTACTTTCGCGACGAGGGCGAAGAATTTGTCAACTTAGTCGCCGAAGACAACGACTTGCTGACGCCCGAGCAGGCCGCCGCCTGGGCCCTAATCGAGATCGCCCGCTCTCTTGCCAACGTGGATGCCCGGCTCGAAAGAATTGGCGATGCCTTGTTCGCAATCGAGAATCGCCTGCGCGGGCTCAAGGACCAACTATGAGCGAGGACTATTCCGACTATCTCAATTCGATCGCGGTGAGCCTCAAGCGGATTGCCGATGCGCTGGACCGAGCGTCGCCGGCGCAGCCAGAGAAATCGCGCCTGATCCCGAGGTGGCCTGAGCCAGATAAATCGGATTGGGTTCCGAGGCCGCCTTCGCGCCGCCGCAAGACGCACGCAGGTGAGTGCCCCGACTGCGGTACCTATTTCAGGCTGCTGGAACGGCACACGAATTGCCGGGGGCGGCCATGAGCCGAGGCAAGCGCAGGCCGCTGCCGATCAAGGTCGCCAGCCTCGCCGAATGCGAGGCGGCCGACTATGTCATCTGCGTTCGGCTGGCCGGCTATTCGGGCACCTTCACCGACAATTGCCAGGGGCCCTGCAGCCGCTGCGGCGAGACGGTGATCTGGCGCCCCTACGTGCCTTTGCGCCCGCCGAGGATCTGCCTCGAGTGCATGGTCTCGCTGCTGCCATGAGGGCGGAACGACGGCCGAGTTCGGGGGGTGAACACCTTGCAGGGCCATTCGCCTACGACCGCCGTTCCACCCGGCAAGGTAGGCGCGCGCGGGCGATTTTCCACAGGGAAATGCAAACCGTTTGTTTCCAGATGGTTATGAAGTGGGGGCGATATTGGGGGCGACGCCTTTCTGACCGGAAAAAATATCGCGTCTTTTCCGCAAGATAGGCCGCTGGTCTGATTCCCGAGCCGGTCCCCAGACCGGGGTGGATAGGGCTAGACAGGACTATAACGCCCCCAACGAAAACGCGAAAAACCGCGCGGTTCTATTCCCTTCTGCTAGACTGCTATATACTGGCCTAGACCGGCGCTGGGGGCGACGTAGGGGGCGACGAGCGCCCCCAGCCCCCGGCGCGGCAAGGGACGCACATCCATGTTGAACAAGTTGAATGCCGGAAAAGTCGAGGGCCTGGCGCGCGGGGCGCCGCCGGCCAGCGACAAGAAGCACGCCGACGGCGGCGGCCTCTATCTGCTCCATCGCCGCTCGGGCGCGCTGCTGTGGAACCTCAAGTACCGGATCGCCGGAGCCGAGAAGCGATTGTCGCTGGGCATGTATCCGGCGGTCGGCCTCGCCGAAGCGCGCGTCGCGCGCGACGCCGCCAAGGCCAAGCTCGCCGCCGGGATCGACCCCGGCGCGGCCAAGCAGGAGGCCAAGGCGGCGCTCGCCGCGCCCAAGCCCATCCTGCCCACCTTCGGCCTGTTCGCCGGGCAACTGCTGACCGACATCGGGCCCGGCCAGCACCCGGCCACCAAGCGGAAATGGGTGCGCCATGTCGGCTACGCGACAGCCCACTTCGGCGCGCGCGATATCGGCACAATCAAGGCGAACGAGATCCTCGAGTTCCTGCGGCCGATCGCGGCGCGCGGCAACGTCGACACGGCGAAATCGGTCAAGCAGAAGATGTCGGCGGTGTTTCGGCGCGGCATGCTCGCCGAGGCCTGCGCGGGCGATCCGACGGTGGCTTTGAAGGATCTGCTCCCTAGGACGAGAAGCCGACCGCAAAGGGCCATCATCCAGCCCGAGGCCTTCGGCGCGATGCTGCGCAAGATCGACACCCACACATGCTGGCCGCAGACGCGCGCGGCGATGCTGATGCTCGCGTTGACCTTCCAGCGTCCGCACATGATCCGCTTCGCCGAATGGTCCGAGATCGATTGGGCAAACCGGCGCTGGGACGTGCCCGCGCGCGCGATGAAGGGACAGATCCAGCACAAGAAGGATCACATCGTCCCTCTCTCGGAGCCCGCGCTGCAGGTGCTGCGATCGCTCGAGCCGATCACCGGCCATGGCAAGCTGATTTTTCCGGGCCTGTCTGGCGACAAGCCCTTGAGCGATGGCACGATGAACAAGGCGCTGCGCGATCTCGGCGTCTGCGACCATGTCGGCCACGGCTTCCGCGCCTCGGCCAACACGATGATCAAGGAGCATCTCGCCGATCGGCTGGCGCCGCATATGCCGATCGGCGCGGGCGTCGATCTGCAGGAATTGATCGATCTGCAGCTGGCGCACGTGCTCGGCAACGCCCAGCGCCAATCCTACGACCGCGTCAAGTTCCTGAAATTCCGCGTCGTCCTGATGGATGTCTGGGGCGACTTCATCAACGAGCTGCGCCAGCGCCCGGCCAAGGTCACGAAGCTGCGAAGCGCCAGCAAGGAGGCCCGCTGACATGACCGCACCGACCCCCACCCCCACGCCGTCCAAGTCCAACAAGCTGCCCATGATTCTTTTCGCGCTCGGCGGCTTGCTCGCTGTGGCCAAGCTATCGTCGATCCCGCCCGCGCCGCCGCCGAGCCCTGCCGAGGCCAAGGCCGCGCGCGCCCGCGACGCCGCCGATGTCATCGCCGCGATCGAGATCCGCGCGGTGCGCCGGGCCCTGCGCGATCCCGCGAGCTTCGATCCGATCAGCGTCGGCGGCAATGCCGACGCCTCGCGCCTGTGCATGATCTACCGCGCGCGAAACGGCTTCGGCGGCATGACGATCGAGGCGATGGCCTTGCAGGGTGGCCACTGGCGGCGCGTCCGCCACTGCCCCGCCTACCCGTTCAGCTATCGCGGCGCGGCCTCGCTGTGAGGCCTTACGGCAATACCCTGAGATAATTTTCGAGGCGCGAGTCGCGCCTGTCGATCCCTTGGCAAGAGCAGCGCGGCGCGGATTTGGGGGCAATCCCCCGCCGCGCCGCTCAGCTGTGCTATTTCTGCGCCGAGCCAAAATTGTGCAGTGCAGCATTATCTAGCACTATCTAGTAGCGATTTCGGGCGCTCGCCCACATATTGCGCGAATTACAAAGGCCTAGGCCCCTGCGTCTATTCGGATATAGCCTCGCTTGATTTTAGCGGCGAGAAGACGGATTTTTGATCCTGATCGAACCCCCCAAAGGATTCTGCCATGCCGCAACGCTTGCCGCGCGGTGAAGTGCTTCTGCGCGCGCCCGAAATCGCCGCCCGCCTCGGCTGCTCGGTCGATTGGCTCTACAAGCTGATCCGCGCCGAGCGTTTCCCGCAAGGGCGGAAGCTCGGCTACAACTGGACGGTCTGGCCAGAGAGCGTGGTCGACGAGTGGATCGCCGAGAGCCTGCGCAATGCGCCGCCCGGCGGCGTGCCCAAGGGCCCGGCGCAGAATCCCGATCGCCCACCCAAGCGCGGCAGGCCCGCCGCGACCGCTATCACTACGCCCTGACTGTCGGCGCGCTGGCGCCGCCCCGATCCTCGCCGATCGACCTGCGCCAGCGCGGGAGGAATTTGCTCGTCCATGGAACCGCTCGCCGCCTCCGTCCTTCGCCGCCTCGCAGCGGGCCCGCAATGGGCGGCCTCGTTTCGCCAGGTCAAACACGTGACCGCTCGGCTGCGCGCGCAGGGCCTGATCGAGCCGGTCAAGCCGCCGGACGGGATCGCGCACAATATGTTCGCGCTCACCGTCAAGGGCCTCGCCGCCCTGGGCGAGATCTAAGCCATGGCCCGCTGGTTTCGCCACTACCCAGGCCTCGCCCGCGACGAGAAACTGGTCGCCGTGGCGCTGCGCTGCCGGCAACCGATCGAGCGGGTGGTCTGGCTATGGTGCGCGATGCTCGAG